CCGAGAACGTCGTATATCCGAGGTTATAAGCCCCAAACATCGTACACTCCCCCAGCAGGATTATAACCTGCAACACTTGACCCGGGTGTTAGCCGTATCGAGTGCAGCGCATTTCTGCGCAACGCACTGCGATATATGAATCACGGGGTAAAGTAGTTTCCCCCCACTTGGGGAGGTCTAACTCTTGCCCGAGCATACTAAGCGTCCTTTGGAGACGCCCGTATGGAGTTTCTGAGTACTTAGTCTTACGACTCAGTACCCTGTAGACTCGAAACACGGTGTGTTTCGGTCCGTACTTCATCCGGTCCATGTAGTGATTCTGTAAGACGGAGTAATCCGTCCAAGGAACCACCCGACACAAGTAGGACAAATCCAAGCCATAAGGCAAGGGTCTGCCAATCATCCGCTCGACAAGTGAGTACGAATACTCCGCGAGTCTTGGGTATGTCGGTTTGACCTGAGCAGCGAACGCACACAGATGGTACGCCGTCTGTCCAGGCTGTTTCGTGGATTTTTCCAGTTCGTAATTCCATAACTTTCTCAACCTAAAAGGAGTAACACAAACACCATCGAAGGCATCCATGCCACATGACTCGGCGAACCTAGAGTTGATGAAGCTCTTTTGGTGATTCACCAAGAGGCCGTAGGCTTCGAGCACAACTGACGCTAGGCCAGCATACTCTGTGCGTATGATTATATCATCCCCGTAGACTTTGATTGAGTTTTTAGCTCTCTCTGGGTCCACACCCGACACGACAAGTGCCGAATAAATGAGGATGAAGCACGTAAAAGCCAAGATGGGGAAGCACAAACCGGAGCCCATGGGGGCGAACTTGTTCAATGGGATTCTTAGGTCCCTGCTGGATTCGAACCCAGCTGGAAGGTCCTGTTCGTAGACCGTATAAGTCGTCCGACAGGATTGCAAGTCGCTTAACATGGTTGTCCCGGAAAACACTAGACTAACCAGACCGTTATGGACGCGATCGCTCGCGTCTTTTAGGTCGAGTGTAGACCACTCCTGGTCACGAGATGCTGCTTGCGCTAACCGACGATGTTCACTGTTGTCAGTGAAATACATCGAATTACGTGTTAGCTCCGCAGTTTCAAATACACGGTAGAGGTACCGCATAATCCCTTGCTGGACGAACATGTGTTCGAAGGGCTCGCAGGAAATGAGCCTAGGTCCTCTTGAGTCCTTAGGGACGAGGAGAACTTTGGCCCCAAGACTAGTATCCTTGAAGTAGTCATTATGACTCCACGTAGGATACCTATGTAGTCTTTCCATGCCGTCATCGGATGACATCCAATACAGCAGACCGAAGCGTTCGTATGCAGGCGATCCTGGATGCAGCTTCGCTTCCCACTTATCAAGTGAGGAAACGTTGGAGCTAACACCGGGGCCATGCCTGGGTACATAATGCCTCTCGACATCGGGAAAAAGATCCCTTGTACACAGGTTTGCCACCTGTAGGATCGGATCGGTGTTGAACCTCTCCGCAGACGCTTTCGCGTCCGACCAGATCATACGACCTAGTTCTTCTTCGTTGTTTAGAAAGGAGTCGATTACTCTCGCTTTCAACTCGTTCTTATAAGGAACGTCTACTTTATACGCCAAGTAGCAAATCTGACGTATGTTTCGAACGGCTGTTGGACATGCATTAGCCAGCAGCTGACCACTCTTGTCGAAGACGCGAATGAACAGCGAACCCAGAAACCTGGGGGTTGCGGACTGTCGTGATGCCTTAAAACCGCACAACGAATCAGTTGAGTACATTCCATCACCTAACGCTCGGTCAAAAAGTTTCCCGAGCTTTGGTAAGGTTACAGTCATAAAGGAAATTCCTTCAGACTCGACCCTTCCCTCTAAGGTAATGTAGTCTCTATCCAATTGTAGGTCGTCACACATCAGGGCTCGGTAAGCCCCTAGCATGATTTGAACAAGGCTTTTCATAATTCCCCCGTAAGGTGTTTATCCTTGTAAGGGGAGACTACTTTAGCCTCCGTTCACTCTACTGCTCGCCACGTAACATCTTGGTGATGTTACCAGTGGTCAAAAACGCCTTCAGCTCGGTAAGTTGAGCTTCGAGTTCAGCTTGAGTCGCGCCAGAGTCCCAATTAAAGGAGACTCGGGTTTGACGGCTTACGTCGGGCGAGGGAGCAGTCCCGTTTGTGGCTGTACGCATCACAACTGAAGCGTATGATTTACCGTCAGGTTTGATGGTAGGTTTGGAGATCTCGATAATCACCGGTTCGTCCGGAGTCGAGCTGGAAAGTTGGTAGGTACCAATTCCCAGTCCAACATAGCTGTTGGAACCCACCGTAACGGTTGGATAGAAAGCCATAAAGCAAACTCACACACACACGATTTGGACTTATTTTCCCTTCTGGAGAATGAGCGCGGTGCCCACGACCCCCCTGTTTTGAGTTATCTTGACAGGGCCCACAGTCGGTGTTACCCGAAAGGGAACTGTGAGTTGGTTTAGCCGATAGAAGTGCGAAAAGTCACCTTCAGAAAACTTCTTCCCCACCATTTGTGGCGGGTTAAAGTAACTGTCGGACACGCATTTTGACTCGTAGGTGCCAGTGATCTTCGCTTGAACGTAATGTTCAATAACCCTAAGGTTATTTACAGCGAAAAGGTCCGGCTCTATTGAATCTAGTGCGCGGCCGATTGGCACGAGCCAATCAACGACGAATGAGAAGGGAACACCCTCCCATGTTGCACTTACTAGGTTATCAAGTCCCAAACTAGACGCGAAGAATCTCGCCTGGTTTTCAACTAGTCGACGATTAGGAACGGTGTAGGACGCGACAATAAATCGTTGCGTTTTCCACTTGTACTTACCGCGAACTTCCGCCATCGAGTATGATCCCGATTTCGGAAGCGTAAACGAACCTTCGCCCTTACGGGTCCAGGTCTGTTTCACGGGGGTACCCGCTTCGTCTAGTATGCGTTGCAAGTTATCGCCGATATTACGGACCTTTTTCAAGGACGTAGTTACATCGTCGAGTACCGGAGCTAAACCAAAGGAATAGCCAAGGTAACCACTTGCATAATCACTCGGACGCAAGGCCCGAATGTACGACATACCTGATTGGCCTAGGGACTTTACAATCCCTAAAGCCGATTGCACGGTCGCCTTGAGAGAGGCTAGCTCTGCAAAGAAATTTAAGAGCTGGGGGGCTCCGGTAGTACCGGAAAACCTTTTTAACAACTCTCCGTACAATGGGACATCTGGATATTCATACGTGTAGGGAATCCTACCATCCGTTGGATGCCAGGTGAGGCTGTAACTATTGTTTTGATTAGTTACGCGCCAACCCCAAACTGTCCTTGCGTTTGACACGCTAAACAGGTCGTATGACGTAGTCGCCCGGTAATGGGTGCAATCGTTGATACGATGCTTACCGTCGGTACTGACAATAGAGCTTGAATGATGGCCAGTTGGTGCCTGCCACTTAGTAGTGCAGGAACGATTCGCGCCTGAACAGGCGTCGATCATACCCAATGGCTGATGTTTGGCTTTATTGGTCATAAACAGTACCGAAAAGTGGACGACCCATTGTGACCGTAATGCAGTCACACCAAATTCCTAACGTGTGTTAAAATGGTAAGAAAGAGGGCTCGTGAGAGCCCCCTGTAAACCATTACACGTATAGGAAGAGTGTTGGGGCGTTAGCCCCGTGGCCCGTAAGGGCC